CTTAGATAGACAATATGGAACAGGTGACGAGTTTATGCCAAGAGATGAAGATGATATTGGTAATCCTAGACCACCTAGAGATCCAAGCAGTTTTGGCCCAGGCGGACAGCCAATTCCAGATCCAACACCTGATCCTGCTCCGTACAGTGAATTACCAGATCCGATGGACGATTTGTTAGGTCCAGACGACGGCGACATTACCCCACCAGATCCAGAACCAGCACAAGATCCAAACCCTGCAGGAGATGACGGTGCAACTGATATGGAAGGCGAAGGCAAGCCAGGACCAGATGATTTTGAACAAGAAAGATATTTAGATGACAAAGGCACTACATCGAATGTAGGCGTTAAAGGTGCTAGAGGTAAAAAAGAATTTGCTATTGCTACAGTTGGTGGTAAAGAAACCAAAGTGTATGGCAGTAGAGAAGCACTAAGAGCAAAATATCCTGATGCACCAATATTCAATGCAGACGGAACAAACGAAAGTATTACAATGGACGCAAGAACGAGAGCAAATAGTATCTTCGAAAGAGCTATACAAGAATTTGACTTTAATCCTCGTGCAGGACACATGGATCAACCAAGCCATCCTCAAAACAGAGGTTTAACAAAACAAAAAAGCGGTGCACCTAAAACTAGCATTCGTCCTAAACTGCGTCCAAAAGATTTAGAATTAAAAATGGCAATTGATGCTGCACTGCGTCAAGCAATGGGAGAAGGTAACCTCACTGAAGAAGAATATAGTTGGTGGGAAAAATTCTTAGGCAAAGACAAAGCTAAAAACAATCCATTTAGAGATAGTGATGGTAAACCATTATCACTGGGTGCAAGAGCTTGGCCCGAACCAGGTGAATACGAAGATCCACAAGGCTTCCGTGCAGGCAAGTATGCAGACTATGATATGAGTGATTTACCAACAACAAAAACTATCGGCGGTCGTCCTATTGGCATGCCAACAATGAGCCCTGCAGATTTTGATTCAGTTGATAATAAAGACTATACTAAACCTCTTGATCCATATCAAGGAGTTGAGCCTTGGATGAGTCATGGTGGTCCAACAGGTAAAAAACGCAAGACACCCGAAGGATTTGAAGAAGGCGAATCCAAAGAAAACACTTACACAGTGGTTCATGCAAAGCATGGAAAAGAAGTTATCAAAGCAACTTCAAGTTATGGTGCGGCTAAGAAATATGCTCAAATGAAAAAACTAAAAAGTACAGCAGGAGTCGATGCACATCTGATGGAAGGCCCAATCGATGATCTAAGACGCTGGAACAGAGAAAGAAGACGTAGAGAAAATGTCAAAGGATATGCTAACCCAAGTGTTGTTATTCCAAGCATCGAAGACCCTGAAAGAATGTTAGATTTACCAGGTGTAAAACTTGACAGAATTGGTCAAAAGTTTGATGGTGCAGATGATCCTTACTATCAAGATTCACAGTACAGTATGGATCTACAAACACATGCAGATGATATTCTAAGACGTCAATACCCAGACGGACCGCCCAGTGATCCAGATGAACTAGAAAGATATGGATTAGCTAGAGCGGCAGCATATCGAAAAGCACAGTCAGGTGGCACAGGATATCCTCCAGAAAAAAGAACTAAAGATGGTTATGTTGTTGATGAAGGCAAGTACGGCAAGAAGAAAAAGAAAAAGAAAAGTAAATATCAGGAGCATATCGACAGAATTATGAGAATCAATGAAAACGTAAGCATGATGAGAAAGATTGTTGCAGACAAAAGTGCTCTGCCTGTCAAGTTCAAAGACAGTACAATGAAAGTAGACATGACCACAGCTAATATTTTCTTGCAAGTGTTTGATCAGCAAAAGCCAGAAACACAAGCAAAAATTATTGATAAGATTGAAACTAAAAACGGTTTCTTAAAAATCTTAGACATTATATATGATAGGCTAAAGTAATGAGACTAGATGAATTAACAGTAAAATACGAAGACGAGTATGATACACCAACAACTATTGAGATTGATCAAACAAAGTTTTTGTACAATGGTAATCCAATTTCAAACTACGATTGGAATAACTCAGCAAAAGCTATCTTGACGCCAGGTATGCATCAAAAAGCTAAATCATGGGATGAAGTTTATCAGTATCTATCAAAATTTTTAGACGATCCCAATAAACTACAATCAGCATGCAGACAAGTGTTTGATATGAATGATGAAGGATGCAAAGTAAACGAAACAGTAATGGTTTCAGAAGCACAGTTTGATAAGCTAGCAGAGAAAAAAGATGCTTGCTATCACAAAGTAAAAGCTCGCTACAAAGTATGGCCCAGTGCTTATGCTAGTGGCGCACTAGTTCAGTGCCGTAAGAAAGGTGCTAAGAACTGGGGCAATTCAAAGAAGAAGTAACATGCTTATTGAAGAAATCTTAGACGAAAACCTACGTGCTTGGTTTGGCAAGGGCAAAAAAGGCGGTGCTGGCGGTGGTGGCTGGGACCGTTATAATGCCAAAGGCGAGCGTATTGGTAAGTGTGGCGACAGTAAAAAAGGCGAAGGCAAGCCTAAGTGTCTAAGTAAAAGTAGAGCTGCAAGTTTAAGAGCTAAAGGTGGCAAAAAAGCAATTGCTGCCGCTGTACGTAAAAAGAGAAGAGAAGATCCAAACAAGAATCGCAGAGGTAAAGCTAAAAACGTAAGCAATACTACTAGAAAGTAGAGGAATGAATGCCTGTGATATTAACTATTGAAATTAAAAAATCTGGAGCAAGTTTTTCAAATGTAACAGAAGCACTGGATCAGTTTGGTGCAGATCATGCAGATACATTTGATTCAACTAGTAGACTAGATACAATAAATGAAGCACTAGAAGCAGCAAAAGCAAGTGGTGATCTAGTAATAGAATTTGATATTAACAGTACAAATGACGGTTTTATTAAAACTGAAACATGGACTGATTCAGGTTGGGAAAGCATAATGGACCAACTTACTACATATGCTACACTAAAACCAGAATGGTCAAGAACAGTAACACAAAGTTAACATATGGACACACATAAGATTTGTACAAAATGCGGACATAAATGTCACTGTGATAGAGTAAACTGTCCAGACTGTATAAATGATGTGTGTGGAATATGCAATTGCAAAGAAACTATATCCGTAGAAACAGATGCAAGGAAATGGCCCTGGCAAGACAGTGGTGTTGAACACGGATTATGATATGGATGAAGAAGACTTAGCGTGGTTAACCACTGCACCTGAAGATTTGTGGTGTCTTGACAAACTTATACTAGCAAGATATCTTGGTTATACATGTGGTCCTGTTGGAACTCCTGTTCCTCAAGAAGGATACTACATGGTACGTCCTTGTGTGAATGCAATGGGTCTAGGTCTTGGCGCACAAAAGCAATACATCAAAGATTCAACAAATCATCTGACTCCAGGACACTTTTGGTGCGAGTGGTTCGAAGGCGATCACATAAGCGTAGATTATGATTGGGGTAAACAGTGCCTAGCTGTACAAGGTTTTAAGGCACCAGGAACATTTACACGCTGGGATCGTTGGATAAGAGTTGATGATGTAAAAATTAAAATGCCTGCTTTTCTGGGAAGTATACGAGTTAAATACAGTAAGATAAACTGTGAGTATATAGGCGGCAAACTAATAGAAGTACACTTGAGACACAACCCAGACTTTCCTGGCAATAGGCAAGAGTACATTCCTGTGTGGCAAGGACAAAACGAATGTCCTCCCAAAGGATATGAATATGTAGAAGACCCAGATGTACACGGACGTATAGGAGCATGGGTCAGGTGAACCAACAACAAAAAACTAAAAAGCAAGCAACTTGGTGGTTGTGCTTGGCTAGAGTATTGCCATTGGTAGCACTTGGTGTTATTATTGTGCCTTTGCTAGTAGGTGATGATACATGGTTTCAAGTAGCTATGTGTGCAGTAATCATTGTGTTCTCTACTTTAGCAATCCTTTGGTGGTATTGGGCTGTTGAACGTGTTGTTACAATGTGGGACAAACAAAAGCAAGTAGAAGAAACCAGCATTAATATGCTTGCACAACTTAAACATATTCGCAATTTATTAGACGAAATCCGCAAAACAAAATAAATACCTATATAAAATAGGAGTACAAGATGAGTACATTTGAATTTGAATTTACTGAAGATATGGTACAAGAGCTATTGCACGGCAATAAAGCGTACCTTGAGTGGTTTGAAGCAATGGAAGAAATATTGCCTTACTACGAAATCAATACAGTAAACAGGGTTGCAGGTTTTATAGCACAGTGCGCTCATGAAAGTAATAACTTTAAAGTTACAGAGGAAAACTTGAACTACAGTGCCAAAGGATTGAATGCTGTATTTCCCAAGTACTTTGTAAGAGCTGGCAGAGATGCAAATGAATACCATAGACAACCTGAGAAGATTGCAAACGTAGTGTATGCAAACAGAATGGAAAACGGTGATACTGCAAGTGGCGACGGATGGCGCTTTCGTGGTAGAGGTATTATCCAACTTACTGGAAGATACAATTATACCAAGTTCGGTGAAACACTAGGATACACAGCAGAGCAAGCTATCAAGTATCTCAAAACCAAAAAAGGCGCATTAGAAAGTGCATGTTGGTTTTGGAAAACAAATGGTCTAAACAAATGGGCTGACAAACAAGATGTTGTTGGCATGACCAAAAGAATTAATGGCGGTACTATAGGATTAGATGATCGCAAGAAACATTATGCTCACGCACTCGAAGTGCTAGGCGGTGATTGGACACCTCCTCCATTTACACACAGTACAGTGAAAAAAGGATCAAAAGGAGAAACTGTTAAAGCAGTACAAGCCGCATTGGGTATAACAGCAGACGGAGACTTTGGCCCAGGCACAGAAGCCGCTGTAATAGCGTGGCAAAAAAGTAGAGGACTAGTACCAGATGGTATAGTTGGTAAAGCTACACTTGCTGCAATGGGAATCAAATAATGTTAAGCAAACAATGTAAAGCACACCTAGACGAAGTAGGTGAAACAGGATTACAGCATATGACACAAGCCTTTAAGGTGGCTGTAAAACTACAATTGTTGGTTCCTGCACTGATCATACATGGTGTTGCACCACGTTTTTTTACACATACAGCAACAGATGTTATGACAAAAATATTGGAGAATCGTCGTGGGATGGATTAAAAAACGTATGAACGAACGCACTACTTGGGATGGTGGTGTACTAGTTGCAATGGGTTTAATTGCATTGTTTGCAACTAACCTTATCAAGATTGCTGCTATAGCAGCAATTGCTTATGGCGCATGGACTATTTGGAAAGCAGAATAGTATGTGGGAAATGATCGAACGCATGGCTAGCGATAGGCTATGGATTTACACTGCACTGGCTGGAAGTGCGTTTGGTGCAATATTCGTTGCATATATCAGTAGTACACGCATTGGACTTTGGTTTTACAGTAAAGTAGACAAATGCGTGGACTACCTGGTAGAACGTTGGGGCTGGACTTGGTTGCAACAACCGGAAGACGCATGGCGCCAACGCTATCCAAAAATTACACAAAAAATAGATGAGCTCGAGGAGCGTATAAAGAAGTTGGAAGATTGACACTTTGGGAACGTATTAAGAAAAAGTTAAACATTGACTCTATAGTAGACGTCAGTGTTGATTTGTTTTTAATACTGTTTGATGTGTTAAGCTCGCCTATACTTATTGTAATGCGAGTATTACGTTATGTTATAGGCAAGTACATGCTGGATGGCGTGAAAAACAAAATCAAAAAATTATTACACTGGTTAGAAAAAAAGCCACGTTGGGTTAGTTTTGTTGTGATACCGGTGCTGTTATATATTGTAGCCCACTTATTAGTTCTAATGTGGATATTTGGGCAGGCATTTGGACAATTCATTATGGATCAGTGGGGACACAGTATTGAGGAGAGTGAGTAGATGTGGATATTAATATGGTTAGCAATTTCTGGTCAGAATATTGATCACTATCACATAGGAAACTATGATGATAAAGATGCATGCATAAAAGGAAAAAGCAATGCATCGGTTTTGGTCACAGGACCTAATCAAAGCGTAGAATGTTTATGGGTTAACACCAAGAAACCTGTTGACAAGTAACTAAACATAGCTTATATTGTTAAGAATACAAGATAAAGGAGGTATTCATGCCTGTACGTAGTTTTAGCGATAGCGAAATTAATAAACTTAAACAACTTATGAGTGAAGGTATTCAAGTAACTGGTGAAGTAGAAACACTCAAAGAAGGTCTCAGAGACACAGTAAAAGCCATTGCAGAAGAAATGGATATGAAGCCAGCGGTGCTTAACAAAGCAATTAGAATTGCATACAAAAACGAATTTGCACAAGTGCAAGACAGCTTCAGTGCAGTTGAAGAGGTGCTTCAGGCAGTGGGCCGCGATAATTAATGCTTAACCTAACAGTTACTGAAGTACAACACTATACAGATAAACTGTTTAGAATAAGAACAGAACGACCTCGCAGTTATAGATTTACTGCGGGAGAGTTTGTTATGATTAGTACATTAGATCCAGAAACACCTAATAGAGCATACAGTTTAACAAGTGGACCGTACGACGATTACTTGGAGTTTTACAGTATCAAAGTACAAGACGGTCCATTAACCAGTCGACTACAACATGTGAGTGTGGGAGACAAAATACTAGTGGGAGAAAAACCCACCGGAACGCTGATACTTGCTAATCTGGAATTAGGTGGGCATTTGGTAATGATGGCTAGTGGTACAGGTATTGCACCTTTTATTAGTCTGTTACGTGAGCCAGAAACATACGATTTGTTTGACAATATCACAGTAACATGGACCACGAGAACACATGCAGAACAAGATTGTTACAGAGACTTTCTCAACGAAATGCCAATTGAATACATCAGCACAGTAACACAAGAACCTGCTGAATTACATGGACGTATTCAAAAGTTTATGGCTGACGGAACAGTTAAGATTGACAATCCTGAAATACAACGTATAATGTTATGTGGAAGTATAGCATTCAACAACGATCTTCGAGATCACTTCACTGCACTAGGATTCAGTGAAGGTAATAGAAAGACACAAGGTACGTTTGTGCAAGAAAGAGCATTTGTTAGCTAATGTATGTAGACGCACTCATTGATAGAGATAAAGATATTATTCACGTTGTAGAACGTGTAAATGGTAGAAGAGAGTTCAGGGAGTATCCTGCACGTTACTTGTTCTATTACAAAGACAGTCGAGGTAATTTTGAAAGTATCTTTGGCGACAAACTACAACGTGTGGTAACTACTAGCGGTAAACAGTTCAAAAAAGAAAAGAAACTGTACAGCAATCAACGACTGTTCGAAAGCGATGTCAATCCAGTGTTTAGATGTTTGGCTGACAACTATTTGGGAGCAGATACTCCTAAACTACAACAAGCATTTTTCGATATCGAGGTTGACTTTGACAAAGACAAAGGCTTTGCAGATCCCAGTGATCCATTCAATCCAGTAACAGCGGTCAGTGTACACTTGGATTGGATTGGTAAAACTATCTGTTTGGTTTGTAAACCCAAAACACTTACACGAGCAGATGCACAACTTATTGTGGACAGATTTGAGGATACTATTCTCATGGACACAGAAGATGAACTGTTGGATACATTCTTACAGTTGATTGATGATGCAGATGTAATGAGTGGATGGAACAGCGAAGGCTTTGATATTCCCTACTTGGTGAATCGCATAGCAAGAGTTCTTGGCAAAGAACACACAAGACGTTTTTGTTTGTGGGGCAAGTATCCCAACAGACGAGAATTCGAACGCTATGGTAAAGCACAAGAAACATTTGACACAGTGGGCAGACTGCACTTGGATTACATGGAACTGTATCGCAAGTATACATATCATGAAATGCACAGTTATAGTTTGGATGCCATTGGCGAATATGAACTTGGTGAACGCAAAACAGAATATGAAGGCACACTGGATCAGCTTTACAACAACGACTTTGAAACGTTTATTCAATACTCCCGACAAGACGTTGATCTACTTGTACGCATGGACAAGAAGCTACAGTTTATTGACCTAGCAAACGTTATTGCACATGACAACACAGTTCTTGTACAAACAACTATGGGTGCGGTTGCTGTTACAGATCAAGCTATTCTCAACGAAGCACACAGTAGAGGACTTATTGTTCCTGACAAGCAACACGACAAAACGCAAAAGCACTATCCTCAAGCATGTACAGCGGCTGGTGCATATGTTGCTACGCCCAAGAAAGGCTTTCATGAATGGATTGGTAGTATGGACTTGAACAGTCTGTATCCAAGTATTTTGCGTAGCTTGAACATGAGTACAGAAACTATTGTTGGTCAAATTAGACATACACTGACTGTGCCAATGCTAGCAGAACACAAATGGGAAGTAGCAAAGGCGTGGGAAGGCAAATTTGCTGCCAGAGAATATGAACTTGTTATTGCTAAAGATGATGAAACACTACTGTACATTGACTTTGAAAATGGTGAGGAACTGCAAGGCACAGGTGCTGAACTGTATCAGATTATCTTTGAAAGTGGGCAACCTTGGGTGCTTACCAGCAATGGTACAATACTAGATCAAAGTAGAAAAGGCATCATTCCAGGCTTGCTAGAACGCTGGTATGCAGAACGTAAAGTACTGCAAAAGAACATGCGTGAGAATCAAGCGGCAGGCAACATTGAAGAAACTGCTTATTGGGACAAACGACAACTTGTTAAAAAGATTAACTTGAACAGTTTGTATGGTGCGTTGCTGAATCCAGGTAGTAGATTCAATGATCCACGCATGGGGCAAAGCACAACACTAACTGGTAGATGTATTGCAAGACACATGGGCGCCAAAGTAAATGAACTGTTTACAGGTGAATACAATCATGTTGGTCCAGCAATTATCTATGGTGATACAGACAGTGTGTACTTTAGTGCATATCCTATTTTTAAAGAACAAATTGAAAGTGGCGAGTTTGCATGGGACAAAGACAAAGTTACTGAACTGTATGAAACTGTGTGTGAACAAGCCAATGAAACATTCCCTGATTACATGGCACAAGCACACAATGTATTGGATCGCAAGCAAGGTGAAATTATTGCGGCGGCACGTGAAGTCAGTGCAACTGCTGGTATATACATCACAAAGAAACGCTATGCAATTTTAGTGTATGACAATGAAGGTCACAGAGAAGATAAAGATGATAAGCCAGGCAAGATCAAAGCAATGGGCCTGGATCTCAAAAGGTCAGACACTCCGGCATTTATGCAAGACTTCTTGAATGAACTGTTGCTCAAAACACTGACAGGTACCAGTGAAGAAGAGATTATTGAACGCATTATTGAGTTTCGCAGTGAGTTTAGAAACATGCCAGCATGGCTCAAAGGTACGCCTAAACGTGTAAACAAACTCACACACTATTACAACAGCGAGTATATGATAGATCCTAAAACAGGAGATGAAGTATACAAAGGCAAAGCAAATATGCCTGGGCATGTTAGGGCGGCAATCAACTACAATAGAATGCGTAGAATGAACAGTGATCGTTACAGCATGGAAATTATGGATGGTATGAAGACCATTGTTTGTAAACTTAAAGACAACCCAATGGGCTTTACTAGTATTGGTTATCCAACAGACGAAACACGCTTGCCCGAGTGGTACAAAGAACTTCCGTTTGACACAGACACAATGGAAGAAGGTATCATTACAAAGAAAATAGAAAACTTGTTAGGTGTAATGAACTGGGACCTAACCAAAGCAGAGGATAAAACTACGTTTGATAGTTTGTTTGACTGGAATTAATGAAACTAGATTTACACGGCAAACATGTTCACGAAGCATGGAAAGTGGTTGACAGATTCGTCAGTGACTGTTATTATAAAAATATTAAACGCTGTGAAATTATTTGTGGACAAGGTTTGATACGCAATGAGATCGAAACTTGGCTCCACCTAAATACTTTTGTACGAGAATACAGATTCAACACTCGTACACAAGGTAGCTATACAGTATACATAAAGAAGAGGACATAACATGCGAGATTATCTCAAAGATATTGTACAACATACACATGGTCTTGGCTTCATTGACCAAGCAAAAGTTGTGAACGAAGAAGGCACAACTAACTTGGAAGCAATGGATGATGACCGTACAGTAATTGTACAAGCAAAGTTCAAAGAGCAGGTACCAGGCTTAGATGGCACATTTGGTTTGCCCAATCTTAGCAAACTAAACGTTCTTCTAAACATTGAAGAATACAAAGAAAATGCAAACATCACTGTGAACACACAAGATCGCAATGGTGAAACTGTTCCATTTGGATTGCATTTTGAAAATGCAAACG